ATGACTCCAAAAACAGTTGGTGCATTTGTTGACTACAGTAGAAGACTTCTTCTTCAGTCAAGCATTGACGTTGAATCTATGATTCGTGACGATATTGCAAAAGTTATTGCTACTAAGCTTGATAACGCAGCGATTTATGGTTCTGGCAGTTCTAACGAGCCTCTTGGAATTAAAGATACAACTGGTGTAGGTACACAGACAATCAGTACATTTGGTACTTTTGCTGAGTACATCGGAATGGAAACAGACGTTGCAGCAGCTAACGCTGATGTAGCTAGTATGTTCTACCTAATAAATGCTTCTGCTAGAGGTGCGTTGAAGTCAACAGAAAAAGCTTCAAACACAGCACAGTTCGTGTTTGAGGACAACTCAATCAATGGTTATCCAGCTATTGTTTCTAACCAGCTTGCAAACAACGATGTACTCTTCGGAGACTTCTCACAGTTTGTTATTGGTATGTGGTCTGGTTTAGATCTAACAGTAGATCCTTATGCAAATGCAACTGCTGGTAGCGTAAGAATAATCGCGTTACAAGATGTAGACTTCGGTGTTAAACAGCCTGGTGCGTTCTGTTTCGGAACATAATCACATGAAGGTTAAACTGCTAAGAGCAACAATGATCGCTGGAGTCCCAACGGACTCTGGCTCTATTGTTGATGTTGAACAGCATACTGGGGAATATCTAGTTGCTATTGACAAAGCTGAAGCTTATGTTGAAGCTTGCGAAGCACCAATACCTAGTGTAGAAACACTTGTTGAGGAAAAGCCTACTTCTGAAGATAAAGTTGATTTTGTTCAAATGACGAAAGCACAACTTGAAGTTTACGGAAGACAATTAGGACTTGAACTTGATAAGCGACATAACAAAGCTGATCTAATTGTCGAATTAGAGGAAGCAATCTCAATCATGGAGGAATCTTAAAATGTCTGTTATCCAACAGAACCTAGAGAAGTTAACTGTTGTTGCTGGTGTTGCGACTGCTGCTGTAACAAGCACAGCTACATCAAGCTCAATAGATTTACTCGAATACGATGGTGATGTAATGCTAATTTTGGATAGTGCTGCTGGTGGCGGTTCTTCTCCAACATTAGACATTAAGCTAACTGAATCAGATGCAACAGGTGGTACATTTACAGATTTATCTGGTGCTACTTTTACACAAGTTGTTGATGCTGCTTCAATGCAAACACTTGCAATCAACAAGGATTCAAGTAAGCGTTTCATCAGGATTGTGCAAACAATCGGTGGATCATCCCCAACATTTACTTTTAGTATCAATTTAATTGGTCTTAAAAAGTACGGCTAAACATATAGCCCTCTAATGAGGGCTTTTTCTTATGGCATTTACTGAAGACTTAGATACATATTTTGCTGATTTTACAGATACTGTTGTTTATAGTTCTACAACTTACAAAGGCATATTAGATCAACCAGATGAAATGATTGCTGATGGACTTGTAGTCACAACTGATTATCAATTGACAGCAAAAACAAGTGATTTGGGAACTTTAGTTTTTGATGCAACAGTAGCAGTTAATTCTGTTAACTATAAGGTTCGTAATGTAAAAAAAATTGATGATGGTACTTTATGTATTGTTTTTCTAATGAAGGTATGACATGGCTACAAAACGAGAACAAATTTTAGCTGCAACCAAAACTAACCTTGCTAATACCACAGGAGTTGGTACTAGAATTTATAGATCTAGACCAGAAGCTTTTGCAAAAGCAGAAACTCCAGCTATTGTTCTTGAGCCAATAAGTGATACCCCACAGGATACAAGTAGTTTTAATAACTCAGTAACATGGGAATTTAGGATTCGTATTTCTGTAATTGTTAGAGGCGCAGTACCAGATAATGTAGCTGATCCAACGATTGAGAGCTTACATACGAAAATTCTTACAGATCCAACTGTAGGAGGTCTAGCTATAGACATAAGGCCATCTACAACTTCTTTTGAGGTTTTAGAGGCTGATGAACCAGCAGGGATTGTATCTTGTGAGTTTGATATCGAATATCGAACTTCATATAATAGTTTAACTACATAGTATTGTTGTATTCTCAAGCCTAACAACCCTGATTGATTACTATGAGTAATGAAATCCCAAATGAGGGCGGAACTTACATTCTGAACCCCAAAACTGGCAAGCGAAAGCTAGTTCAACAAACAAAACAAGCAGAAATCCCTACTGAGGTAATTACAGATGGCACAACTGACAAGGAAGAGAGTAATTCTAATTGAAGCGGAAAGCTCCTACGGAAGTGACCCTACTCCGGCGGCCACAGATGTAGTTTTAGTAACTGATCTTAGTATTACACCACAATCAAGTGATGTCGTTAATAGAGATGTTGTAAGACCATTTCTTGGATCATCACAACAGCTATTAGCAAACACCAGAGTTGAGTGTACATTCAGCGTTGAATTTTGCGGAAGCGGCTCGGCTGGAACTGCACCCAGGTACGGAAGTGCGCTTAAGGCGTGTGGGTTGTCGGAGACTGTAGCGTCTGGAACTAGCGTTACCTACGAACCAATCTCAGCTAGTTTCTCATCTGTTACTATCCACTACAACATAGACGGTGTAAGGCATATCGTTACTGGTTGCAGAGGAACAGTTGCATTGTCAGCCGAGGTTGGCGCAATCCCAACCCTCGATTTTACTTTTACCGGAATATACAATGCTCCTACAGACACAGCATTACCTTCAGTTACTTATGGAAACCAAGCCACTCCATTAATATTTAAAAATGGAAATACAACTAGTTTTCAACTTCTAAGTTATGCTGGTGCGCTTCAGAGTTTAAGCTTTGATATTGGTAATTCAATTGTTTACAGAGAGCTTGTTGGAGGAACAAAAGAAGTCCTTTTAACCGATAGAGCAGCTAATGGTTCTGTAACAATAGAAGCACCAACTATTGCACAAAAAGATTACTTTGCTGCTGCTTTAACAGATACTTCTTTAGGCAACATACAAGTTACACACGGCACAACTGCTGGTAACATTTGTAAGTTTTCAAGTACTAAAGTTGATATTGGAGATGTTAGTTACGGAGAAATGGATGGAGTAAATATGTTAGAAATTCCATATACATTAGTTCCAAGTTCAGCTAATGATGAGCTAAGTTTCTTATATACTTAACTTTTGTTTGTATTAGAGCTAGAGTGTAGAAGTATATTTATTTCTACACTTTATGACTTTTGTAAGAAAAAAGAACAAAACATTTAAATGGCCTGTTGTTGTCCGTGAACCTAGTGAAACTGATGCTGGAGTTTATGATCAAAGTGAATTTATAGCTATTTTTAAAAGATTAAAAGTAAGCGAGTATCAAAACGCAGCAGATAATAAATCAGAGTTTGAAATGTTAAAGATGATGCTTGTTGGATGGGAAAATATTAAAGAAGAGAATGGTGAAGATATGCCATTTAATCACCAAAACTTAAAAGATATGATGGAGGATGCTTATTGGTTAAGAGCAGTATCAGAGTCTTATACCAAATCTTTAGTTGATGAAAAAGTAAAAAACTAAAAGAGGCAGTTCTTTATTGGTTAGGTTCTGGTAAAGAAGTTATTGATCAAACTCAAGATGATGCAAAAGCATTTGGTTTAGAACTGCCGAAGGAAAAAAAAGATAAAAAAGATAAAAATTTTGAAGTATACGATGATAATTGGGATGCAGTTATGATCTTTTGTAATATGCAGACACAATGGACTACTTCTTTCGGAGGTTTTGTAGGATTAAGATATGAGGTTCTTTTAATGCAAGGTGGTATGTTTGACCTTTACAATATTACAGATAGGCGTAAAATCTTAGAAGAGCTACAAATTATGGAAGCTGCCGCTTTGAAAGAACTAAACAAGGAAAAGAAATAATATGGCTGCGTCAACATCTAGAATTAATATTGAGTTTTTATCAAAAGGTGATAGTGAGGTTAATAAAGCCTTTAAAAGACTTGGCGGTGAAACTAGACGCTTAAATAGAGATTTTCAAAGTTTATCAAAAAAATCTTTAATACAAGTAAAAAATGAATTTAACAAACTAGGTGCTGGGATGCGTAATAGCATCAATGGTATGCAAGCGCAAAGAAATGCCTTGAGTGGTTTGCGCAATATGGCAGATGTTACTAGTATTGAATTTAAACAGTTAACTGCTGATATTGCGAGACTAGATGCTCAAATGAGGAAAGCTGGGGCTGGTTCATCAAGGTTTGGGGGGAGACTTGGAGGTATCGCTAAAGGAGTTGGTGCTGTTGCTGCTGGTGGTATTTTTGGAGGCCCAGAAGGGGCTGTTGGTGCTGGAATTGGTTTAGCAGTTGGCGGCCCTGCTGGTGGTGCTGTTGGTGCTGCTATAGGTGCGCAAGTTGGTATGGTTAGGCAACAGATAGGTGAAATAGCAGAATTTTCTGCGGCTTTAAGCTTACAAAGAAAAGCATTAGGACTTGTTATTGGAGATACTCAAAAATTTGCAAAATCTCAAGATTTTTTGTTAAAAACATCTAGAAAGTTAGCTATACCCCAAAGTGTTATAACTAGACAATTTACTGCATTGACTGCATCTGTTGTTGGTGCTGGACAATCCGTTGAAGATGCAGAGAAAGTATTTAAAGCGATTGCTGCTGGTATTAGAGGTACTGGTGGAAACTTAGAAGACATGAAAGCGGCTATGCGAGCGACTAGCCAGGTGTTCTCAAAAGGCAAGGTAAGCGCCGAAGAATTAAGACAACAGCTCGGCGAGCGTTTGCCTGGCGCATTTACTTTGTTTGCTGATTCTATGGATAAAACTCCAGCAGAATTAGATAAAGCACTTGAACAAGGAAAAGTTACTTTAGATGACTTTATGAAGTTTGCAGAAAAACTTTTTTCAACTTATGGAGTAAATGCAGAAATATTAGCAGCAGGGCCAGAAGCTGCTGGTGATAGATTAAGGACAGCATTAGAAGAATTAAATGATGATTTAGGTGCATTATTAAGACCAATAGGAGCGCAATTCCAGAAACTTTCAGAAGATATAGTTAAAGATTTTGGAAATATTGTAAAAGCTATTAGAAAGATGGTTGATGACGTTGCAATTGAACGAAAATTAATTGCTCAATTATCTCTAACAAAAAATGAAAGGCAAAATATAAATATAGATGCAAAAAATCTTGCTGTTGAAGAAATTCAAGGAACTGTAATCACAAAAGATTTTATAGATCAAGTTGTAGAGGAGACTTTAAAAAATCCATTAAAAAATGCTTTTGGAGGTTTTGGTGTAAAAAATTTAGAAAAAAAATTAACAAAACAATTGGGTAAAACACTTGAAGAGGTTGCTAGTACAACAGATTTTGATATTTTAAAATTATTTGAGCAAGCTACAGGAGATAATTTATTTAAAATAACAAAAGAACAAAGAATAAAAATATTAGAAAATATGTTGAATTTTAATACAGATAATTCTTTTAGTTCTTTCAGACTTTCAGGTGAGGGGAGCGGTATTGCCGGTGGTGAAGGTGGAGATACAACAAGTGATAATAATTTAAACAATATACAAAAAGGAGCAAAAGCATATTTTGATACCATTAAAGATTTTGGTAAACAAACCCAAGATGCAGTAGCTGGTGCATTTAAAGGTATGGAAGATGCATTAGTAAAATTTGTTCTTACAGGAAAATTAAACTTTAGTGATCTTGCAAGATCAATAATTTCTGATTTGACAAGAATAACAGTAAGAGCAGCATTGCTTAATATATTAAGTCCATTTCCATTCTTCAATAAGGTCACAGGTGTAAACGCCAAAGGTAACGTATACGATGCTGGCAACAAGATTTCTAAGTTTGCTTATGGGGGCATAGTTTCAAATCCCACCATATTTCCCATGCAAGACGGAGCAGGGCTTATGGGAGAAGCTGGTCCGGAAGCAATCATGCCGCTAAAGCGTGGTAGAGACGGCAAACTTGGAGTGCAAAGTTCTGGAGGAGTTGGTAATATTGTGGTAAATGTAGATGCTTCTGGGTCTTCTGTCGAAGGAAATTCAGAACAATCAGCAGAACTTGGAAAGATGTTAGGTGCTGTTGTACAAGCAGAACTTATTAAACAAAAACGACCAGGAGGGTTATTAGGTTAATGGCAGAAACATTCCCATCAATAGAACCTGTATATGGGGTAAGTAAAACTGTACAACCCTTTGTTACTCGTACAAGATTTCAAGATGGTTATGAGCAAATTATAAAGTTTGGATTAAATATAAATCCTAAAGTTTTTAACCTTTCTTTTGAAAATATAACAGAAGCAGAAAGTGACACAATAGAAACCTTTCTTGATGCTCGAATTGCAGATGGAGATTATTTTAATTGGCAAGCACCTGATGAAGCATCTACTTCTAAATATCGTGCATTGAATAGAAAAAAAACCATACCATACCCAAACCTTGCAACAATTACAGTTACGTTTACAGAAGTATTTGAACCCTAATGGCAATACCTGTAGCAGAACTACAAAAATCTAATCCGAGTAATATAATTGAACTTTTTCAATTAGAATTAATTACTGCTATTCATGGTTCAAATACAAAATACTACTGGCATAATGGTGTAAGCGAAAATGAAAATTTAGATATTGTTTTTGATAGTATTCAATATATAAAGATGCCTATAGATGCGTTTGGATTTGAATTTACATCAAAACAACTTCCAAGACCTAAATTACAAATATCTAATATTTTGGGAACATTTACTACTTTAATGTTGACATTGCCTCAAGGGTTAGAAGGTGCAAAAGTAACAAGACTTAGAACACTTGAAAGATATATTGATAATACAAATTTTGATCCAGGGCATTTTTTACTGGAAGATGGAATAGATAATGTGATGTTACAAGAAGATGATTCGGTAATAAAATTAGAAGAAATTGAAAATCCACATGGCACACCAGATGCAAGTGCTCTTTTTCCTAAAGAAATTTATTATATTGACAGAAAAACTATTGAAAATAGACAGGTTGTTGAATTTGAACTAAGTGCTAATTTTGATCTTGATGGTGTACGTCTACCAAAACGTCAAGTCTTACCAGAAGATTTCCCTGGCGTTGGATCGTTTTTCTCATAATGTGGAAAGATAAAGCACTAGAACACGCAATAAAAGAAGACCCAAGAGAATCTTGTGGTCTTTTAGTTGTCATTAAAGGTAAAGAAAAGTATATTTCTTGCAATAATTTAGCTGTAAATCCTGAAGATCAATTTATTTTAGATCCTAATGATTGGGCAAATGCTGAAGATAAAGGAGAAATAACTGCTGTTGTTCATAGTCATCCTGTTACAAGTCCACAACCTAGTGAAGCAGATAAAGTTGCTTGTGAAAAATCTGGTATTAAGTGGTGGATAATCCAACCTAATTTAAAAGAATGGGGTTATTGCGAGCCTTGTGGTTATAAAGCTCCTTTGATTGGTAGGCAATGGGTCTGGGGTGTGACTGATTGTTGGAGTTTATGTAGAGATTGGTATAAAGAAGAATTAGGTATAGAGTTAATAGATTGGATCAGACCGAATAATCCAGAAAATTTTATAAAAAATCCAATGTTTGCAAATTGTTTTGCAAAAACAGGATTTAGAGAGTTAACACAGGAAGAAGATTTAGAAAAAGGAGATTTATTATTAATGTCAATTAGTAGTAGCGGATTAAACCATATTGGTGTTTACTTAGGAGAACAAACCGTTTTACATCATTTGCAAAATAGATTATCAAGTCGTGATTTATTAGATGAATGGTTGCTAAAATGTACAGGTAAGAGGATTCGTTATGCTGCG